GACACACTGACTGTGGGTCTTAAGAAGGATAAATGTATTGTCTGGGTGAGACTTATGGAAGGCAATTTGATGGGGTGAGAATTTGACTTTGTTCCCTTGGGTAACTTTTAACTCAACAGTGAAAAACTTCCGATTAGCATTATACCCCAACACATCAGGCATGCCAAGAACACTAAGATTTTCAATCCTATTCCAGATAATTCCGTGCGTTTTTTTCTTGAGATCATGGTATAATTTTCTTTCGGGAGTCATCAATTTTTAAGGTAACCTAATCATTGTTTATAGACTATATTTAAACTAAATGTCCGCCTCTCTCCTTTTATATCAGGCTTCTTATATTTACTACGAAACGGATAAACAGAATGATCTAACCAATTAGGAAAAATATATATATCTCCAACTTTTGGTTTTACTTTTATATTATTGGCACAGTTCAAACCAATCGTTCCATATCTAAAATCGGTATATCCACCCACAGGACTATGGTCTTTATCTTCTTCCTCCCAATACTCTTCTATATCACTAGGAAGCTTTAAAAATCCAACAGTAGATATGTGACAACCAAAATGAATATGAGGAGGATTAAAATCCCCGTCAAACGATCTAACATACCAACCTTCCCTTATACTAACTGAAAACTTTCCCTTATTTTCTTTATATAATTTCTCATCAGGAATTAAATATCTAGAAACTACACCATCAAACCATACACTGTGTTTCGCTAATAATTCTTTCGTTATAAGATATTCTTCTTCGACCCTGCCAGCTAAATGATGGCTCCAGTCCACCTTTTCTTTTTTATTATTACTTATGTCTAAACATTCTTGATTGAGATCATTAATCATATCGTTTGGTAACGTAGCTTTTAATATTGAAGGCCCAAAAGGTCTTATGATTTCTATAGTTTCTTTATGCACAATAAATTAATAGTCTCCCTTTAATTTTTCAGGCATCAGTATTTTAGATTCTGTTTGTGTTTTTAAAACCAGTCTATGTGCAGTATGACGAGCAGCCTGTCCGATAATAGGAGCAGCATGCTCATGTACTTCCATTCTTCTGATCTCATGAAGTTTTCCATCTTTCTCTACCATAATGATAGCATTACTGATTGCATTGCCCTGTCTTGTTCCCGTTGCATCTGCTTCAGTGAACTTAGCTAAAAATTCTTGTAGGTCTTTTACCAACATTACAGTCCTGCTTTTCTCACACCATTAAGTTTAAGATCTTCAACCTGATGAGCAAGTTTTTGATTGTCTTCTTCTACCTCAGTCAACCTTACTTGCAATTTACCCATCTGTTTTTGATGTGCCTCATCAACCTCTAAAGCTTCAGCAAGTCTGATTTGTAGTTCTTTAATTCTTTCTTTAGCTTCTTTCATTTCAGGTGAATTCATTCCTATTTCTGCTTTTGTTATTCCTGCGTTTCTGTATTCTTCTTCTTCGGTCATAGGAATTAACTTTGTTTTTTTCATTTTGTCCGTAGCATCTCTATCCCTTTTCATACCTGCTGTTATACAAGCACCAACCTCTTTCTTTAGTCTTATACCTTCTAGAACTTTAGTTGCTTCATTATATGTCATGTTAGGATTCTCCTTTATGATGTCAAATAGTGTCGAATTGTCTTGCTCTTTCATGATTGACTTTTTATCAGTGTTACCTTAAATTGTCAACTATGGGTGTACCAAAAAGATTAACTGAAATGCAAATGAGATTCGCTGAGCTAATAGTCTTTGGCGGATCTGATGGCCCCTGCACAGGCAAAGAAGCCGCAACTCTCGCTGGATATAGTGAGAAGAGAGCAAGGCAGGAAGCATCAGAACTACAAAACCCGAGACTATCTCCTTTAGTTGTCCAATATATGGGTAGACTAAGAGAGGAACGCTTAAAAAAATATGAAGTTACTTATGATGGGCATGTCGCCGAGCTTGCTCGAATAAAAGACGCCGCTTTAAAGAAGGGTAGCTTCTCATCTGCAGTAAATGCAGAAACCAACAGAGGCAAGGCAGCAGGACTATACATAGAACGAAAAATAATAAAACATGGGAAACTAGAAGATATGTCAGAACAAGAACTAGAGTCCAAAATGAAACAAATTTTAGACGACTACGCTCCAATTTTAAATGTAACACCTAAAGCCCAAAAACTAGAAAACAATAAAACAGAGCAATCCCACTCACCGTCAAAACAAAACGGAAGTTCAAAGGATTAAACACTATTTTCTTTTCTTCTTTTTAGATTTAATTTTCTTCTTTTTAGCTTTTTTCTTTTTATTTATAGCCATTATTTCCTCCTCCCATTGATATGGGCCCATTTCTCTAAACCTGTATCTACGATGTTTTTTATTATATTCTTTTTCACTTATTACCATTTAACTTAACTTAGTTATCTTCTTAACACAAGACATAGGTATCATAGTTCTATCACCAAAAGTAATCTCCTTTGTATCTTCGTCTTTATCATAAGAGGCAAATATCTTAACATGAGTCTTATCCTTAAAATATATCCATCCTTCATTAACTGGAGTAGCTAATTTCATTCTATTAAATTCTTTATCAGTAGCCCATCCTGAATCTGAAATAATATCAATCCACTCGATCCTGCACTTTGAATACGGGATATCGTTTGGCTGTGTAGCGTTTACGACTAATCTTTTTCTTCTGGGTTTCCTTCTTTTTGGTGTTCTCGCCATAGTAGTAATCCGGATTATGCTTCTTATTAAACTCTTTAATAAAATCTGATGGGCCTACCCATCCTTTATTTCGACCTATCATATCAATAAACCTGTCTTCAGAACATCTATATACAAAAAATATATTTTAAATATAAAATGCGCTTGTTTTCTTGAAAGTGTCGGCAATGTGAAAAAAGTGCTTATTATTGTTGTAGCAGTAAGCGAATAGTGTCGACACTTAGGGTGTCGGCAGGGTGTCGGCAGGGTGTCGAAGTGTCGGCATTTTGGGCTTAAACTCGTAGGATAATGCTCAATTTGGCATTTTTTCGACACTTGGGGTGTCGATTCGACACCTTGCCGACACCTATTCGACACCTAAAGTGTCGAACTTGTGCCTAATTTGTGCCATAATATTGCCTCAATATTGCCATCTTCTCCTTCGCATCAGCCACTTCGTCCAGCAATTTGTCAATATCACCGGTCAGGTCCGTGTGCCCTGGTACGACATCCCCTTCCAGTAAAGCATCAACCTTGAGCAATGCTTCTTCCATCTGGCTTTGGTAGCGTAACAGTAAGGCCTTATAGATTCTTTCCTTCATTTTTCCTCCTTTACTCTTCTGACATTGGACTGTTAATTGGTTCTAATTCAGCTTGAGATTGTTCTGAAACTGTTTTTTCTTTTGAAAAAAATGGATCAGGTTTCCCGCTAGTTGCAATCTTCATTTCCCACTTGGTGATAATATTACTGATTTCTTGAAATGGGTAACCACGAGCAACCATATCATTACGGTATGCTTTAATTTCTTTTAATAAATTTTTAATATCACTCACTATTCTCCCCTAAATTTTGATGGATAATATCTTTGTTCATTTGGTTTTGTATCAATATTCCTTTTCCACCATTTTGCGAATAGTGGATCTTTTTTCCACATCTTTCTAATTTTTTGAGTACTCCATTGTTCATCTCTAATCTTATCTGCCAATCTTCGCCATTTAAAAATGTTTCCGCCTGTTGCATATACTGTTTTTAAAATATCTGTCATTCGTACTCATGATTATTTGGATCATCGATTTTATCCTTCTTCAACAGTGTATCACCGAATCGTCCCTTCCAGCCCCATGTTCCGTGGTGCGTGGTCCACGAATCAAGGTTCGCGTAGATCCTGAAATCTGCATCGGTTACCAGTTTACAGAATGACAGGTCCTCGCCCTTCCATTCACCCGTCTCGAGGCTAAACGTCGTATCCCAGAAGTTATACATATATTTATCAATAGCGTCCTCTTTGGCGCCAATCTCCTCGTTCATCTTTTTCCGTGTGGATTCGTCGAAATTAATCTTTAGCTCGGGGTGTCTGTCCATGAGTCTTTCGAATACTTTCCTGTGGATCAGCATCAGTCCAGCTGGACCTTCCTCCAGTTCCACCATGTCCCATGGCAGAATCTTTATCTCCCCAGGATTCTTGAACTTAACAGCGTATTTCGTTCCATCGTCCTTGACCCGGTACGGGGTGCAGACAATAGCCTCCTCTGGCACCAGCATGCGAAGTACCGCCTCGTGCTGGAATTCAATATCAGCATCGATACACAACATATAGTCAAAATTACTGTTAATGAATCCACATGTGAGTAGGTTCCTCGCGTGAGTCACCAGAGAAGATCTTATAGACTTGAATTTTGCTTCAATACCGCTTCGTCCTAGGGTACTGAATGTATCGAGTAAAGACACCATCGTCTCGACTCGTACTGAGTCGTAGCATGGCATCGCAACATAAACTTTAGGTTTTGTTTTTTTCATAATTTTTTTTGACGGATGCTGGTCCAAAGGAATGAAAAACTTAAGGGAGTCGAGCCCTTTGGATCAGCTTAGAGGCCGCCATCCCCCATGTTTACTGGCTCTATCCCAACTCTAAATTTTGTTTTTCTCAAATTCATTTAATAATTCTTTTTCATTTATGGTTGGTTCCCGCATAATCTCGTGATATGCGTCCAAACGTGCCAGCCATTTGTGTTTCCATCTCTTTAAATCAGCGTCTTGTATCTTGAATTCTTGATAATATAGGTCCGGAGTGCATACCATTATTATGCCCTGCCTGATTCTTGATCTGTGGACCTCATCGTGGGCCATGGCATAGGCTGCAATTTGCAGAAAGTAATCTTCAATCCATTCCTCCTTCTTCGGGCGGTTGCTCTGCTTGAAATCAACAATGGTTTCCATGTCATTGTGTATACACACTAGATCGGTAGACCCTGCATAGAGTCCTGGATAATGGACCGTGACTTCTGCTCCGTAGTATTCTGATACCGGCGTCAGTCCTGTCTCTATAATCTTTTGAGCCATCGGCTTAGCTTCGACCCCAATTGGCGTAAGGTCTTCGTAGCCGGATTTCTGTATGTATTTCTCAATGAACTTATGCATGGCAGTCCCCCTCTTACTAGATAAATTTTTGATTCGTTCTGCTTCCTCATGTCCAACTTTATTCTTCCAATTAGTTAAATAAGACTGATCCTTTGTTTTTGCAAGTACCGTAGTGACGCTGGGTAATCTTAATCCCTGAACATCATAGGTCCGTGATCCATGGGCCGTGGTGCTCGACGCATGAACATATTTATATTTTTTATTTTTTTTCATCTTCCCCCTTTTTTAATATTAGCAATATGCTCCAGGGGTTGAAGATTACTTTTATCCCAACATAACGCAAATTGTAAGGGGCAATTCTTACACCACTGAGAAATAGCTATAATATGGTCTGCATCCCAACCTCCTCTACCATATTTTTTTCGTGTCATCCAGGGTTCCCACGATGGACATGATTCTAAATGCTCGAATAGTCCCTCAACAGTACAACCAATTATTTTCATAGTCGGAGCTGATTTACTTCTACCGCTTAAAGCCTCGCTCATCGCGCTTCTCATGTTTTGATGTAGTCTCCAAATAGGATTGTCACGGTTTTTCTCTCTAAATTTTTTCAAACCTTTTTTATTTTGTTCGCTGACTCTCTCTGGATGTGCTGTTCGATATTTTATATTATATTCTCTGATTCTCTCTGGATTTTCTATTCGATATTTTCTATTATATTCTCTGCCTTTCTCTGGATGTTCTGCTCTCCATTTTATAGCAGCTTCTCTGACTCTCTCTGGATGTGCTGTTCGATATTTTCTACCAGCTTCTCTGCTTCTCTCTGGATGTTCTGCTCTCCATTTTCTACTAGCTTCTCTGCTATATTCTGGATGTTCTATTCGCTGTTTTCTATTATATTCTCTGACTCTCTCTAGATGTGTTGCTCGATATTTTCTATTATATCCTCTGTATTCCTCTAGATGTGCTTCTCGATATTTTTTACCATATTCTCGGACTTTCTCTGGATGTGCTGCTTGATATTTTTTATTAGCTTCTCTGTATTCCTCTATATGTGCTTCTCGATATTTTTTACCATATTCTTTTCTATTCATTTTTAATTCCATTTAATGTTTCTATAATTTTATCTGTATCATTTTCTAAATAAATTGCACCCCGCAGTACTCCTTCTAGATTATCTCCCAATCCTCCCATCCCTGTATTACAATTCCTACACACCCACCCCCTAAATGTAGTTGTTCCGTGGATATGATCCATCTGGAGTTTTTTATTTTTATGACAGTTATCGCAATCGTCAGATTTGGGAGGAGCATTTTTTCTTACGATAGCTGTTTCTGCGTTTAATATAGTCTTACATTCCCGACAGATTCGAAAAAGAGCCCAACCTCCATTTGATCTCAGGACATGTGTGTTAAAAGCCGTTGAAGGAAGAATTCTATGACACTCTTTACATTCTCGCACATCACTCTCTTTTCCTTCAATTTTAATCTTACCTCTAAGTCCATTTCTAAAATGAAAATTCATTTCTTTACGTGTACCCCTTGTTCTTCTTGGTTTTCCAAAGGGAGTCAAATTTAAATTCTCTATTCTTTTTCCAGTCATTTTTTAATCGAAATAGTCCATGGACAGTTCGCAGTCCTTAGACCTTCCTTGCTGTTATCCCAGTAACGCTTGCAGAGTTTTCCGCTGCTTTTGGCAACGAACTCGTGTTGCATTTCATGGTGCGGGTCATAGGGTCTTTCAACCTTTTTACCATCCGACTTGGAATAGTAGCTTATTATATGTTCTTGCATGTTACTCCTTTCATAATAAAACCATCATACATAAAGCAATGAGTCCCATCACTCCGAAAAAAAGCCAAACGAGGATATAGAATGGATCAGGCATTTTCATAGAACAACTCTTTCTACAGGTTTATACCATTCGTATTTCACTGTTAATTCTTCATCGGTCTCGATGTCTTCAATGACAACAAGGTTCCATATAGTATAACTATACTTTAGATCTGGATCATCTTCATTGGTAAATCTTAATTTTGTTTTATGACAATTAGGAGTCTCTGAGTGATTAAGGAATCCTCCAAGAGGAGTTCTAATTATTCTTGATCCAATCTTGGCATGACTCATGCCTAAATTAGCGCCCTTTTCTATTTTTTCTTTGGCAAAGACTCCCATGTCATGAATCTTTGAGAAGCCAAGTCTTATATTTTCAGGTAATGGTCGATAGTACATTTGTTTTTTTTCTTTCATTTAAATAAATAATTTTAGCTGAGGGCCTTGGTGGATCTAAATCATCCACAGTATAATGGTCCAGAATCTGTTCGATCTTATGTAATTTAGTTTGTGCATAAGGCCAAAGCAATTTAGAAACATATAAAGCATCTCTAAATCTTGCAGAATAAACCCAACGATCTTTCCAATGTTTTTTAACACTAGGAGATCTATTTCTTTTTCTAATAGTTCCTACTCCTAATGTTTCATGAACCCATTTTAAAACATATTTATCAGTCATTTCAATACGCATTAATATTCTTTGGCACATATATTTTTTTCCGTTTCTTTTTTCTTTACGTTTTGCAAAGTCAACGCTTCCTTCACCATCAAAGAGTCCTGCTATGTACGCTATATCAGTTTGGTTTAATTGTGTGGGCATCTCTCCTTTTTTGTTTGCCATTTATTATATCCCTTTATCCATTCTTTTTGAGGTATTTTCTCTCTATCTGAATTAAGATTGAATTCCTTTCTATACCATTTTAAAAACTTACCATCTTCAAATAATTCTGAAATTTCTGGTGCTGACATTTGTTCTCTTTGAATACATTCCGCTATCCTTTCATAATTATCTTTTTTTATCATCTGGGTTTTAATAATTCCTTTGCATGGGATCTTATATTCTTTTTAGTTGTAATAACTGTAATAACATCTAGTCCTCCATAAATTTTTGAATAAGTATTTTGACTCGCTACAAAACTTCCGGAGCTTATTAATATAGTCAACTCAGTGCACCCGGTTAGGATCAGTATCACGAATAGACTCATTAGTATTTTTTTCATAGATTTCTCCTTGTGAATTACAAATCCAGCATTGAAAAACTTTTTTTTCGAATCTTATATATCCATTCCCCTTACAGTTATCACATATTATTTTGTGTTTAATGGTATTCATGTCTTTTTTCTTTATATGGTTTTTGATATTGTGCATATTTTAAATTTTTAACTTGTTTCCACGCCCTTTCTAAATTCCATAATTTTTTCATTTTTAAAACGGCTTCGTTTTCTGCTTTTGCTTCGTGTCTTATAGTAGGTTTATGAAGGTCTTTATCCTCTCCAATTCGTTTAAGCATTTTTTCACGTACATAACGAGCATCCCTGCCTGCAAGTTCACAGACAAGACGGAAGTCAACACTAAAAGATCTAAACCATTGTCGGGCTATGCGACGATCGCAATCCCAGTCATATTTCTCTGGTCTGAGCGCATCTTCCACTGCTCGCGCTAAGACTGCGATCCATAACTCATCGACGCCGTGTTTTCTAACCTCGTTAGTTCTTAGCGTTTTTATTTGTAAGTTTGCCATCTAACTTTTTTACTTTCTCTTTGGCAATTGCTTCTACAGTTTTACTAATAGATAAAGTTGTGTCTTGCAGTAAAACTTTGGACAATTTAGTCAAAGTGTTATATGTATCATGTGATAATGATACATTTCTGTATCTGTTAATGTCGGTCATGTGCTCCTTTCATATGCATTGATAATTTATAATAAAAGATAATATAGGATTTTAATCAAAAACTGTCAAGATGAAAATAATATTAACGATGATTGTGTGCTCGGCTATGTATCAGTCGTGCCTAACACCTATGGAACGGTCAACAAAATATGTGAGCTGGGCTGATTGTATGCGTGCGGGGTATGAAGATTCATTGGAAATTATGCAGCAGTTAGGTGATGCTCAGTTAAATAGTTATCAAACCTATATTAAATTTGTCTGTTCCGAGATGCCTGTAATAAAACCTAAGATAGATGGAACTAATGGTGAAGGAAGACCTATTTAATTGACAATGTGGCAGAATTGTGATAATTGAATATCTTCTCGCCTCAAAAGATCTATCCTCTACTCCCTTTAGGATAGGTCTATTCACAATAAAATCCATATAGTAGAGCTCCGTGGTCCGTGTACCATCCCTGTTTGGGACCTGGTCCGTGATACGTGGCTATGGATTCCATAGTCTCATTGCCTTG